AACGCACAAGGTGAGTTTGATAGTAATGTACTTTATGGTCATGATTATGGAAATGCAGATGCAGAACAGTATTTATGTCCTACCAATGCATTTACAGGTGGAACAAATACAAGTATGAGTTTGGAAAATATGAATGGACATGATGATGCATCAGTTTTGGGTACAACAGAAGGAACTGATTATGCAGGGGCGTCGACGTCTATTTCATTGACTACATCACACTTGAAACAACGGAAGTTTATTGTTCCATTTCAAGGTGGATTCGATGGGGATAACCCAGCAAATCCGAAATTGACAGGAGCAAGTATTTCAGCAGCAAACACACAAGGGTTTGACATTTCAAGTGCAACCGCAACTGGAGCAGTAGCTTACAAGAAAGCAATTAACGCAGTAAGTAATCCTGATGAGTTTGATATCAATATGTTAATAACACCTGGTATTATTCATGATTTACATCCAAAGATTACAAATCATGCAATAGCCAAGTGTGAAGAACGTGGTGATGCATTCTATGTATTTGATTGTGGTAAACACGGTGGAAACATAGCAGATGCTACCGCAGCAGTAGCCGCACTTGATACAAACTACGCAGCAACCTATTATCCTTGGGTAAAGATTGTTGATAGGAATACAGCATTACCAGTTTGGGTCCCACCATCAGTTGTACTACCTGGAGTAATAGCATTTACAGACCAAGTAGCACACGAATGGTTCGCACCAGCTGGTTTAAATCGTGGTGGTTTAACAACTGTACTTGAAGCACAAACAAGATTGACTCATGACGAAAGAGATGAACTCTATGAAGCACGAGTTAATCCAATCGCTTCATTCCCAGGTCAAGGTGTAGTAGTTTGGGGACAAAAGACCTTACAAGGTCGTCCATCAGCACTTGATAGGGTTAATGTACGGAGATTGTTAATTAAACTGAAGAAGTTTATCGCTTCGTCAAGTAGATACTTAGTCTTTGAACAGAACACGGCAGCAACAAGAAATCGTTTCTTGAACATTGTGAATCCGTTCTTAGAATCAGTACAATCTAATAGTGGTCTATCAGCATTTAAGGTAGTTATGGATGATTCCAATAACACACCTGATGTGATTGATAGAAATCAACTTGTTGGTCAGATATTTATCCAACCTACAAGAACCGCAGAGTTTATTGTACTTGACTTCGTGGTACTTCCAACGGGAGCAACTTTCCCAGCGTAAGTTTAATCACATAGATTAATAAATAAAAAACCCCTCTTTTTTGAGGGGTTTTTTGTTGCTGGATATATTTATATATGACATGGAAATAAAACTTCTAAAAAACTATGAAAAATGAATATGATGATTTTTTAGAAATTTGATATTTATAGTTGAAGAATTAAAAACTTATATTGGAGATTAAAGATGCCAGACTTATTAGATCCTTCTGAAATAATGTTCACACCGTTTGAACCGAAAACTAAAAACCGGTACATCATGTATATTGAAGGTATTCCCGCTTATCTTATTAAGACGGCGAATAGACCTACAATTGCATTTGAAACTATTGAACTTGACCACATTAACGTAAAACGATATGTTAAAGGTAAGGGTTCTTGGGAAGAATTAGAAATTACACTTTATGATCCTGTTGTACCATCTGCCGCACAGGCAGTTATGGAATGGGTTCGTTTATCTCACGAATCAGTAACAGGTCGAGATGGTTATACAGACTTTTATAAGAAGGATGTAACCATTAATGTATTAGGACCAGTAGGTGATAAGGTTGAAGAGTGGACACTTAAAGGTACATGGATTACCAACGCAACATTTGGTGATTTAGATTGGGCAAACGCAACAGACCCAGTTGATGTAACCTTGACACTTAGATACGATTACGCAATATTACAATTCTAATAAAAATAAATAATAAAAGGAGTCAATTATGGCAGTCATAGCAGATAAGCAATGGTGGAAGTCAAAGACAGTATGGACATCAGTAGTTGCTGGTGTTGTTGGTGTACTTCAAGCAGCAGGTGTTGTAGAAGCAGTACCTGAAGTTGTTTGGACATTACTCGCAGCATTTGGTTTGTACGGAGTTCGTGACGCTGTTGGAAAAGCATAATTCCACGGCAAGTAATATTTTAAACTGGGTATCTTAGTTGATACCCAGTAAAGTTTTATAATTGGTTATATTGTATAGGTTACTAAACACTATTCAATAAAAAAATACAAGGAGAAAAAACATGGCAGAAGAAAAACGCCAGTTTCCAACAGAGGTAGTTGATTTGCCTTCTAAGGGATTACTTTATCCCAAGGCTTCACCGCTGGCAGGTGGAACAATTGAGTTAAAGTATATGACCGCTAAAGAGGAAGATATTCTAACTTCTCGTAATCTTATTCAGAAAGGAATTGTTTTGGATAAATTGTTGGAATCTGTTATTATAGATGAAAGTGTATCACTCAATGATTTATTGTTAGGTGATAAAAATGCAATTATGATTGCAACAAGAATACTTGGATATGGTAAAGATTATACAGTTCAACTTACTGATCCTTCGACAGGAGATAAACAAGAAGAAACTTTTGATTTAACTCAGATTGAAGATAAAGTTGTTGATGAGAAGTTATTCAAAGGTGGTAAAAATGAATTTGAATTTGATTTACCGGCTTCCAAGATTAAAATTATGTTTCGTCTATTAACACACAAAGAAGAAAAAGAAATTGATGCTGAATTAAAAGCATACAAGAAATTTTCTAAAGAGAGTGGCATCACATCAGAAATTACTACAAGATTGAAAAAGGCAATTATTTCAGTTGATGGTGACACATCACAAAAACGAGTTAATGAGTTCGTGGAGAATGAATTACTATCTCGTGATTCCCTTGCATTTAGGGAATATCTTATAGAAATCACACCTGATGTGGATATGTCGTTTACTTTTACCAGTGATTCTACTGGTGAAGATACAACGATGGACATCCCATTAGATGTTGAGTTTTTTTGGCCTGCGGGCAGAAGATAAGCCCGCCATACATTCACAAGTCTTCTCCCTGTGCTTCCACGGGAAAGGAGGATTTAACTTTACCGAAGTGTATAACATGCCAACCTATCTGCGCCGATTTTACATCGAAAGCGCATCAAAATTCTACGAAGAAGAAAAGAAAGAATACGATAAATCATCTAAGAAAAAATCTGGTATTTCACGACCAGGTATCCCCCGAGGCTAACATTTTTTCTTATATATGATATTTATTATTGAGTTATAACATCCTGTTTAACCAAGGGAAATCATAAAATAAAATCAGATGTAGGAGAAAGAAAATGGCTTCGTCCAAAAATAAATTAACAGAAGATCAATTAGTTGAAGGTATTTTAACTAAGATATTACAGTCAATTATAAGTAGAAGAACGAGTAAAGCAATTGATATGCTTGTTAATGATAATCCTGCTCTGGCCAGAGCAACCAGCGATTTTCAAAAAGCTTCTGTGAAACTTGATAAATCACTTAGAAAAAGAGCTGCTATTAACAAGAAAAATAAAAAGAAATTTGGTAGGTTTTAATAAACCAATAATATATTATGGCCCAAGAATCATTAAAATTACTTAAAGAACGAAGAAAAGTTGAGCAAGATATTGCCAATCTCAAGAAAGAAACAAAAGACTGGGGAGATGCAGAGCTCAGACAGTTACAAGAGTTAGAAAATCGTAAAAAACGTATTGCTAAGTTAGAGGGTAAAGCAGCGGCCGATAGAGATAAAGCTGAACTCGCATATCTTGGAGTCGCAAGTCGTGTTTCCACACTTCAAGAAGATATAGGTAAAAGAGTTGAAAGGAATGGTAGAAGTGTTTTTCAACTTTCCAATGCTTTTAAGATAGCAGCTTCAAATATGCAACCTATGGTAAGAGGTGGGGTTGAAATGAAAGACACCTACACAGGTTTTGCTTCGTTAATGGATGACATTGCAATGAACGCTGAGAAAGCCGAAATGTATTTACAGGGTGGCAGTGAAAATATGGAAGCGACAACAAGTGCTATGTCATCTAAAATAGAAGAATTAGCCAAAGCTTCAGAAGATTCGTCCCTTCCTCCTGAAACCATAAAGGAAGCAGAAAAACTGTTAGAAGTGTATACCGGCCTTGATAGTAGATTTAAAGAGGCAACAATGACAATGGGAGAGGGTTTTAATAACATAAATGATCTACAGTCGCAGAGTGTTGGACTCGCCGGTGAAATGGCACTATCTTATGGTAAAATAGGTACATCTGGTTTTAGTGTTAGTGTTGATAAGGCAAATGAATTATATGACACTTCTGTTAAACAGGCAAAATTGATAAAGTCAGTTACATTACCTGATATGAAGAAGAAAATAAAGTTTATGTTAAAAGAACTTGAGTTAATAAATCCATTATCTGATGAATATAAAACAATGCAATCGTCTATTGAAGAAATGCAGGGGGATATGGAAGAAATGGAGGCGGCCAGCGAATCAATGGTTGCAACCGCTGAAAGAAATGTTGCCGCGGCAGACCAAATGAGAATTATGAATAATCAGATAGCAGCTTCTTCTGAATTAATTTTAGGACCATTTAATAAATTAAAAGGTGTAATGGAAGCATTACCGTTTGGAGGATTGGTATCGAGTTTAGTTGATTTGGAAGGAGTTGGTAATAAGTTTGGAGATACTGTACAAAAAAACCTATTAGGTATGTTTTCAGAACCAACGGTAGCAATGGAGGCATTTGCATTAAAATCTGATAAAGCGGGAGAAAAAACTGGTAAAAGATTTAGAGATTTATCAACTGGTCAGTTAGTGGCTGGAGATGATGAAGCTGTATTGACTTTGAATGATGGAATGACAACATTTACTAATATTATGGGTTCTGCAAAAGAAGCTGTTGGTGCAATGGGAGAGGGACTTAATAAACTTACTGGAATGCCAGTTGCTATGGCGGGACCACTTTTAGTGGTTGTGGGTATTATATTGTTAGCCGCTAAAGTTGCAGAAATGTTTTTTGGTGGTATGATGGATACCAGAAAAGAATTAGGAGTAACAGTCGCTGAAGCAGGAAAATTACAAAATTCAATAAATTCCACGGCAATGGAATTTTCTTTATTAGGAGTTAGTGCTGAAGATGTAGCTGGAATATCAGATAGTATTCGTGATAATATGGGTGGATTGTCATCAGTAACATCTGAAAATCTTTCTGCGATGACTCAGTTAACTGCATTATATGGTATTAGTGGTGAAAACACGGGTATATTGGCAGCTCAAATGATGGCAGTTGGAGCATCAAGTTTTGATGCGGCCACATCACAAATGGAATCAGTCGCATTATTGGCCAGAGCCAGTGGTGTAGCACCAGCCGCAGTTATGAATGATGTTGCCGGATCAGCCGATGCATTTGCTGGATTTGCAAAAAAAGGTGGTGAAAATGTATTTAAGGCCGCTATAGCAGCAAGAAAACTTGGATTAGATATGGCAGCCGTTGAACAGATAGCAGATAGTTTATTAGATTTTGAATCATCTATTGAAGCACAAATGGAAGCAAGTATGTTAACTGGCAGGGCAATTAATACAGATAAAGCACGAGAATTAGCATTAGCTGGTGATTTAGAAGGAATGCAAAAAGAGGTTACTAAACAGATTGGTTCGGCTGCAGAATTTGAAAAATTAAATGTAGTTCAGAGAA